TAGTGCGGCTCCTAGTGGAAACAAGGGCAACTTTTTGATGTTTTTTTAAAAATCGAGTATTATCAAAGCCGCTTTATGATGTGAGCAGCCATGAAATATTCAATTGTCATTCCGACCTACAACCATTGTGACCTCTACCTGAAACCTTGCATTGAATCCATTTTTCGATGGACAAATATGCGCGATGTAGAGCTAGTCGTATCAGCCAACGGCTGTACAGATAACACATTTTGGTATCTTCAATCCCTACGCAACCAGTTTGATAGACTTGGCTTTTCAGACCACTTCAAAGTGGTTTGGAACGACAAGCCATTGGGCTACTCCAAAGCCACCAATGAGGGCATCAAAGTCTGCACGACCGAAAAAATAGTGTTGCTGAATAACGACACTGTATTGTTAGACCAGCACAAGACATACTGGCTTGATTTGTTGAACGCGCCTTTTGATACGTTCCCCGCTTGCGGCGTATCGTGCATCATCAAAGGCAGGTCTGAACCTGCTGGCCGTGACTTCGCCATTTTCTTTTGCGTCATGGTTCATCGCAAGGTGTTTGAAACGATTGGCTTGCTCAATGAAGAATATGGTGTTGGTGGCGGCGAAGACACAGAGTTCTGCATCGAAGCAGAACGCGCTGGTTTTGAAGTCCATGAAGTGTTTGAAAAACAGTGGGACGGCATCCAATACACAGGTGGGTTCCCCATTTATCACAAGGGTGAAGGGACGATGCACGACACCAGCCTTGTGCAAGGTTGGGACGACATTTTTTTACGCAACTCGCTCAAACTCGCTAAAAAATACAACCCTGAGTGGTATCGCTGGCGCTTGTCGAATTATTGGGAGCGTGCGGTATTTTTGAAAAACGATCCAGTTTTTCCACGTGAAGTAACGCGCTATCAGTGGGCAAACAAAAATTTGCTAGGTAGCAAAGTGCTAGAGATTGGCTGCTCAAGCGGCTATGGCACTCAATTCTTTCCTTTAAACATTGATTACACAGGCGTAGATTACGACCCTATCATTGTTGAAGTGGCTAAAGAGCAACAGTGGGGCGACAACTACAAGTTCTTTAACGCTGACATCAATAAGTTTGAGTTAGAACAATACGACACCGTGGTGGCGTTTGAGGTCATTGAGCACATCGACAATGGGCTGGAAGTTGTAGAACTTTTAAAAAACCATTGCCAGCGCTTGTTGATTACAGTCCCAATGAATGAACCTGTTGGGTTTTGGGGGCCTCATCACAAGCTGCATGGCTTAAATGAAAGCCATTTCCCCGGCTTTGAATTCAACTACATCAACGAAGCTGGCGACATCACAGAAACGCCTATGCCCATCAGTGACACCAATCGGTTGAACTTGCTGATCTGTCGGTGGACACATGCCTAAAGTCTTGTGTTCCATCTCAACCAGAGGGCGCTATCACACAACTTTGCCGCTTGCGCTACAGGCCATCATTAGCCAATCTCGCTCTGTTGATAAGTTAATGATTTTTGATGATAACGATGAGCCTCAAGACATGCGCAAGGAGCTTGCGTATTCTTACTTCTTTCAAATGCTTGAGCTTAAAGGCATCGCTTGGGAGTGGCTGTTTGCAGGCAAAAAAGGCCAGCATCACAATCACCAAATGGCAAATTCGATGGGCTACGAGTGGGTGTGGCGCGTTGACGACGATGCGATACCCGAGCCCAATGTGTTGGAAAACTTGCTCAAGTGGACAAGGCTAGATAACATCGGCGCGGTGGGAGGCGCTATTTTGACGCCACCATATTTGCCTGATACAAGCCAAGTCACAGGGCTGATTGACAACATCGACAATGAGCCAAACATTCAATGGAACTTCATATACGAGCGCAAAGATGTTGAACATCTGCACTGCTCGTTCCTCTATCGCGCTGGTGTTGCGGATTACAACACAGGTCTGTCTCGCGTAGCGCACCGAGAAGAAACGCTGTTTACATACGCTTTACGGCAAAAAGGCTACTGCATATTGGCTGTGCCAGAAGCTAACACTTGGCACATGAAAAACCCCCAAGGGGGCATTCGCAGCGAAACCAATCACGAACTATACAGCCACGACGAGTTTATTTTTCGCAATTTCTTGGAGCACCGCGACAAAACGATTGTGGTGCTCAACTGCGGCATGGGCGATCACGTAGTGTTTAGCCATGTATTGCCTGAAATTAAAAATCCGTTGGTGTTCTCTTGCTATCCAGACATTGTGCCGGGGCGATCAATTGCTGAAGCCCAATGGCTGTTCGGCGATCTTGACCGTTGGAACGTCTATAAAAAGATGGATAAGTGGCGATGGAAAGACAGTCTTGAGACTGCGTATAGAAAGCTGTACCTATGATTTTGATAGCGCCCTATGCGCAAAAGCTAGTCAATGGCAAGCGCAACCCCAAGAACTATCCGTTTTGGGACGAAGTGATTGCAGGCGTTGCAGAGCCTATCGTGCAAGTTGGCGTGGAAGGTGAAGCACAACTTGTGCCAGAATTTCGCAAAAACTTAAAAATCCCTGAGTTACGAGCGCTGATTCGTGAGTGCCGTATTTGGGTTTCATGCGACTCTTTTATACAACACCTTGGCTGGGACGAAGGCAAACAAGGCATCGTTTTGTGGTCGGTCTCTGATCCTTTGATCTATGGGCATGAAGAAAACATTAACCTGCTAAAAGACCGAGCAAACTTAGCGAAAAATCAATTTTTGTGGTGGGATTCAGTAGAATACGATCCAAACAAATTTGTTCAACCATCTGAGGTTTTGCGCCATGTCTGTTGAAATTGATCCAGTGAAATACGGGGTGCTTTGGCAAAAAGTCGAAGATTATGAGCGTCGGTTTGACGACATGAGCAAAAAGATGGACAAGATGGAAAGTCAACTTGAAAAATTAGTCGAGCTTGCAAACAAAGGGCGCGGTGGATTTTGGGTCGGCATGATGATTGTGTCAGGGCTGTCATCAATCATCGGCTATTTCAGTCATTTATTTGGAGCAGGCCATTGATCCGATAACCGCTTTTGCCGCCTGTAAAGCCGCATATTCAGGCATACAGGGCGCAATTGGGATTTATCAAGACTTAAAAAAGACAGGCCACGACCTGTCAGGCATCACCAACGAGGTTGGTGGGATGCTATCTTCGTTTTTCCAAGGCCAACAGCACTTAGAAGACAGCTACGAAAAACAAAAAGAACAGAGCAAAAAAGACGCTGCGGCTGGCAAGCCACGCAACGTCACGATGGAAGCCATCGATAACGTGATGCGCTTGCGAGAGATACGGCGCTACTACGCCGAACTAGAGCACATGGTTCGATGGGAGTTGGGTATGCCAGACTTATGGGCAGACATTGCAGAAGAACGCCAACGCTTGATTGACGAGCGTGAAGTGGCAAAAAAGGCCAAAGAGCTGGCCGAACAGCAAGCTGAGGCCAAAAGACAATACCGTTTGTCACGAATTCGCCAAAACATATCCTTGATATTGGCTATCATCTTGGGGGCTCTAACTATCGTGGGTAGCGTATGCGCAATAAAACTGTTGATTCAAGAGGATATGATTCGACGATACGAAACCTACGCATAGCGGCGGTCGTGCTGACGGTTGTTCTTGTGATTGTCATAGCGTCAAGTGCATATTGGTGGACAATGGAAGAACGTAAATTGGGTTTGCGCAAGATCAACAAACTGAAACAGGAGCTAGAGATATGCCGACGAGAATCGCAATGATTTTGCTGCTTCTGTTGTGTGGATGTTTTGACGATCGTTACCGCTACGCCTGCCAAGACCCCAAACATTTTTCGGATGCTGAATGTCAGCATCCCGCCTGCGAGTTTTCGCAAACTTGCACCGAGTACCTTGTAGCCCCAATCTTGGAGAAAAAAATTGAAGGAAATCCTACTCAAGCTCCTGTCCAGCAACAGTGCTCGGCTCAGTGCCGATGAAATAGAAGTTCGTGTTCGAGCTTTTGTCATCGTGATGGTGACGCTCATTTTTGCTTTTATCACTTTTGCGCTGCTTTATTCGGTGACGTTTGTGACGCAACCAATCAAAGCAATGGCTCCGATTGATCAGGCATACACCAAAATGCTCAACGACATCGTGCTGCTGATCGTGGGCGGCATAGGTGGCATCTTGACCAAAGGCGTCAGCAATGAGGCGACCAACATGATGAATGCAGCTAAAGGCAATACAGCGGCCTATGTTGCACCTCCACCGCCTCCACCTGCGCCAGTGGTAGTGATGGCTCCCAACCCTAGCTGGACGCCTCC